CATTCCTGTGTCAAGATATCCTGACTCATATGTAGGAGGTGGCAGTAAGTTTAGTGAAGCTAGCGTCCAGTTAGTGTCCGAAGTACGGGTTAATGTACGTGGAGCATAACTAGGATGTGCTATATAAAGAGTTGAACCTGCCTGTGAGTACTGTATGTCCTGAACCTCAGCTGTACTGTAGGGGGACACTACCTCATAAATCTTATTGATAACACCACCAGAACTGTATGCAGTATATGCACTAGTGTCAATAGCATTGTCATCTACATCATTAAGTTCAAAGGTGTTGGCTGTCTTGTTGGCTACCTTGTAAGGAACAGTCGAGGAGTTAACCTCAGTCATTCCTACTACACCAGTGATATATACGTGATCACCATCAGATAAGCCATGAGATGTAGATGTCACTACACCTGGGTTGGCTGCTGTGATTCCTGTGATAGTTAGGTCAGACTCAGTTACCTGTCCGCTGTCTTTAAAGAACCTGATGTATGTGTTACCAAACTCAAGGATAAAGGCTAAGGTCTGGCTAAATTGAAACCTAACTAGCCTAACTGCTGCACTGCTGTCTTTAACCTCAGCTATATACTGTGAACCATTACGTCTCTTAACAGTACCATGTGAAGTGATCGTGCAGTTAGTAGCAGTCTCAAGACCCTTGGCATACTCAGCAGTATCAGACCTTGAGTATAACCTGGGGCTTATCTCACCTGAGGTGAAAGAAGTCTGATTGATTAGCTGCTTTGCCATGTTAGAACCTCACGTCTATTGCATCCGATGATATAACTATCTGCTTGCTGCCTTGTTGTCCGTTCTGAGCAAGACCACGACTTAAGAATCCCTCGTAACGCTGGAACTCAAGAGCTGCTTTCTTGTCATCACCAGTCAAAGGATAGGCCAGCTCAGAAGCTAGTCTAGCTATGAAGGCTCTTTGTAAGTAGATGTCCCAGTCCTCACTATCAGTAAGGCGTGCTATGTATCGTATCTTCATGTTATCGTTATTGCTTAAGAGCTTGTCGCCCTCGATGCGATACGTCGTACTTCCTGGTATGTCTTCGTCTATGTTTAGGATCTTAAGTGCTTGTGGGTCTACTGGTAGTTGGAACTCATTATCAAACCCAAAGGCAGGAGTGTTAGTAGTAAGAGCCAAAGTAGCCCTTGTGATTGTAGATGTCCATGATCCTTCTGACATTACCTCATCAGCAAGGTCATTAAAGAAGGTATTGCACAGCTTAGCTTCTGTGGTGTTGTCCCCAAGAGAAGTAATAGTGCTGGCACCTAATCTGCTTAGGGCTAAGTTGCATATCTGTACTTGTGATGCCATGTTACAATATCTCCTGTGTCTTAGAATTTAGTGGGGGATATAAACCCTCCCCCTTGGGTTATAGCTTAGATGTAGTCTACACGTAATACGATGTCACCAGCAGCGGCTGTAGCAGCAGCGTTAGTTCCAACTTGTAAACCAACATATAACAAACCGCCTGGATCGGCAGCTAGGCCGGCAACTTCCCAAGCCTCTTTCTTAACGTCGACGATGTCGTCAGCTTCGAAGCGTAAGCTTGTCCAGCTAGTAACAGCAGCAACAAAAGCTGCACTGTCAGAAGCAAAACAATCAGCATCGATAACCGTACCAGAAGTATTACCGTTCAGCTTCTGAGTACCACCAATACCACTGTAGTAAAGACCACAGTTGATGTCAAGCGTAGGCGTACCATTTGAGTCTAAGTCATCATTCAAATGCATAACGTCTAAGATAACAGCATTAGAAGGAATTGGGCAGAACAACATTAAGTCATTAACTTCGTCTAAAGAAGTTGTAGCAATAGCGTCTTGATCAATCTGAGTCTTGATCCGACCTTTCTTACGGTCAAGAGCTACGATTGGGCTAGCTTCAACGTTCGTGACGTTTTCTGATTTAACTGTAGTAGCAGTCATATTTATATCTCCAATTGTGAGGGGCTTTATTATCACCCCTCGTTAAGGTTATGTTTCTCGATCTACTGATAAAGAACGTCAACAACAGTCTCTTCTTCCATACGAACAGCACCATACATCATGTACGTAGAAACTTGTTGTAAGAAGTTAACGTCAGCACGTTCAGCCGTCTTAACTTCGATGTCCTGAGCCATAGCAACTTTAACGTTGTCTTCGGTGTACAAAAGACCACGGTAAGTCGTGTCAGCAGTCTCATCAGGGATACGTTGCGTGCGGATGATGTTCACTCCACGGAAGCTAGGTAATCCACCAGAGGCTAAAGCTTTCTCGCCTTGGAAGTCAAAGCTGGTCATTTGGTTAGAGCTGTCACCTAACAAGTCTTCAACAGCACGGGCACCAATTGCCAAGTACAAACGAACGTCATCGATATCAACATCATTGCTTTCAAGGATACGCAAAGCTTGGTTGAACTTAGCAACCGTGAAGCCAGCAGAACCGTGAGCGATTTGTTGGTTAGCAGTATCAAATGCTTGTGAACCTGCACCACCTTGACCAGTAGCAGCAGAACCCAACATAGAGTCGATGATGATGTCATCAAGCTTACGACCATGAGCACGTGCCAATTTAATAGCATAGTCATTCGTAGGATCGATCAACATTTTCAACTTATCGATGTCATCTAAGTAGGTAGAAGCATCATAACGAGCCACAGAAGCCATACGTCTGCTATGAGCTGGATCAATAAGATCAGTCGTTTGCAGGCGGCTTGTGATTTCACTAGCTTCAAAAGAACCCAAGCGATCGAAGAAATGCTTCTCACCCTTAGCCATTTCAACCTTAACAGAAGGACGTAGTTTAGAACCACGTTGCTCTACAAGGCTGTGTAAGTTATCAGCGAACTGATTAATAAACGCAGTATCAACAGTAGCAACCATTTGCTTACTCTCCATAGTTATTAAAAGATAGGTAATACATTGTTGAACGGCTTGTCCCGAAGGGGCCATTGTTCTAGCATTAACGCAGCTTAATCGAACGGAGAGTAAGCAAGAGGGGTTCCGTTATATCCTTATCCCTTGCTATTTGGCGGTCTTGACGGGACTCGAACCCGCAACTTCCCGCGTGACAGGCGGGTGCTCTAACCAATTGAACTACAAGACCATATTCTTATGCACCATTTGCTAGTTGGTAAAGACGTGCTAGCTCAGCAACGGCTTTCTTATGTCCAACATTTCTATCATCGGTGTATGCTTTCATGAAGCCAGGATCAGCTCTCTTGTCCTGTATCTTTCTCATTGCTTCATCTGGTGTCGTACCAAAGTTGGTAGTAACCATTCCTTCATGTCCCTTCTCTTTGAACGTGCCACCTAGTTCAGCTAGCATGCTTAAGAGAGCTGGGTTGTTACCAGCAGGACCATTGATCAGGTCGGCCATCGCATCAGGGTGTTTCTCACTGTAGATCTTAGCAGTTTGTTTAGCTGCGTTCAGGCGGTTATCGTAATCCTGACCCCACAGTTCGTGTAATACTTTCTCACTCATCTCACGATTAGCGTCTTGTTGTGCTTCCATTCCGCTAAGTGTACCCATTCTCATTTCAACTAACTTAGATGCTTGCTCCTCACTAAGCCCAATCTCATGTGCTATAGTTTTGAAGTCATTGATCTCTTCACCTAAGCCTGGTACCTTATCGAACATCTCAGCATTAACTACGTCTTGTAGCTTATATCCATCAGCTGATTCAGGACGACCCAACTTGTTATACATTTCATCTTTATCGCCTTTAACAACAACACCATCTAAGTCCTTGATCTTATCATAGAACTCTTGTTTGGCTTCGGCACTTGCATCGGCAGGAGGTATACGTACTGAATTCCCCACCATCTTCTCAAGGTTAGCATAGCTCTTAACAACATCGTCTACGCTCTTGAAACCTTTACTATCAACCAGTGACTTATGATCAGCCGACACATGGTCTAAAAGGTTAATCTCATTGGTAACTGCTGGGCTTTCAGTGCTTGCAGATTCTGCAACAGGTGCTTCAGCAGCGGCGGGTGTTTCATTGTTTAGTATATTCTCAGACATTATGTTTCTCCTAGAAGGTTAGTTCTTTAGCAGCGTCGGCAAGTATGCCTTGTACAAACTCTTTCTGGCCCAGACGGTAAGCTGTTTGTAGCTCGTTGTCTCCAAGTGCTGATTGTTCTACGTACATCCTATTCAGCCCCTCAGCAACTATCTTTCCGTCATCACTCGCCATGAGTCGATGTAGTGCTGTTCTAAACTTCTTAATGTCTTCCATACCGTGGTCGTTCATATTACTCTCCTAAGTTACCCGCCTTGGCAGCTGCATCGGCAGCCATGTTTGCGGACTCAAGTGCTTGTTGTTGCTGTTGGGCTTGTTGCCTAGCAGCTCTCGTTTGCTCGATCTCATCTTGGTTGGCAACTGCCACCTCAGGAACACCCAGGATCTTAGCGGTGTGTCGAGCTATTCCATCACTATCGATGTTATCAATAACAGTTGGGTCTAGTTGGGCCAAGCCTGCCAAATTCTGTACCCACTGTTGTATACTACTAACATCTTGTACTTGCTGTGAACGTGCTAACTGGTTGACAAATACTATCTCAAGGTCAAGCCCACGTTCTTTAACCATGTCTGGCATTTCAGGTAAGACACCTGCTCTAAGCATAATCTTAAACTGACGAATCACCAGAGGTTGTAGTAGTTCAGAGTTCAGTCGGCTTAGTACCGGACCTAACACTGATTGCATCTCTTCGAGTCTCTTAGTTACTTCTAACTGAGACATACGTTCTTTCTTATCTAAGTTGCTCAGAGGCTGAATCTTATCTAGGAAGAACATACTCTTGATTGATTGAATCAAGTCTTGAGTGCTAAACTCTAAGATGTCTGCTCGTGCTTGTGACACGAACTCTTTAACACCGTTAACATCTTTAACAATTGATATCCCACCAGGTCTTAAGTCTAGCTGACCGAACACATCCCGCTCATTGGCTAGGATAGGTGGTCGTACCTGTAAGTCCATCGCTTCCAGACCACGTTGTTTCAGTCTGTTAAGTGTACGCACATCTGGTAAAGCTAAGTGAGAAGGACCACGTCCGTATAACTCACCTGATAACATTGACCAACGAGCCACATATACTGGCATCTCATAGTAGCCACCTTCTTCAACCATCTTCAACCCTTCGATTGAGATGTAGATAGATGCCCAAGGTCTGTTCTTACCAGGAGCTAAACCTAATTCATTCAGCTTAACTTCACTGTCTTTACGTGGGAAGATAGCATGTAGGAACTGGAACTCTTTATTAGGCTCTTGTTCAACTACCTTCATAATCTCGTGAGGTACTGCATCTCCCCACTTCTCTACAGCCTGCTTAGCTCTCATTGTGAACTTACGATATAGGCTGTCTACGATTCCTTCTTTATCTTCCATCCAAACAACTTGACTTAAGTGAAGGGAGGTAAAGCGAACACCATCATGCTCACCTGCTTTAGTTTCTCTCTCTTCGTGGAAGATAGGCATGTTAGCCATCGACACTAATGATTGGTAGCCTTTAGCTATCTCTGTGTCGAAGTTAGATTCGTTGAACTCATTGTGCATCATGTCATTGACTTTCTCTAGCCAGAGACCTGAGTCTGA